TCAATTAAAGTTTTCCAGAGTGGATTGTAGGATATCATCGTCAATCTCCCCTCTTTTCTTTATACATCTTATACAAGCATATGAGAATTCCTACGGAAACAACGATCTTAGTAATATCTAAAATAATATTTATCATATAGACCTCCATTTCATTTGACATGTGTTATTGTGTGCTGTATATTAAAGTTGGATTCAGGGGAGCTCTGACCTCCCCGTTTCCTAACTGAATGTTTTGATCAAGTCTACAATGGCTTGAATCAAATTCAAGATTGCGGTTATGAAGACTAATTTTGCGAGCAGCTCTTCATGACCGCTTTCTTTTTTTGGCTTCTTTCGATTTTGATTCATTTTATCACCTCCTGTTCTTTATGTTATTATTATATCTCTTTTTCTCTATTATGTCAATGTTTTTCTTCAATTTTTTAGAGATTTTCTTCAATAAACTATTGACATGTGCGGTACATATGGTAATATACAAACATAAACAGCAGAACAAACATTCGCATAGACGGTGCGAGGTTTGAGAGATAATAGGAGGAAAATAATATGTCAGAACTTTTAAAGAAACAGAAATTTGGAGTCGAGGTAGAATTTACAGGAATAACAAGAACCATGGCCGCTGAGGCTGTTGCAGAAATCCTCGGAAGTCATGCCGCCGGACCTGATCGCACTTGCTATCGTACTTATACGATTCGAGATAGCAAAAGAAGAATTTGGAAAGTAATGAGAGATTCAAGTATTTGTCCAGTTAGAAAAGCGGGACGTGAATTGATGGATGAATATAGAGTTGAATTTGTAACACCACCTCTTAATTATGAAGATATTGAAGCACTTCAGACAATAATCCGTAAATTTAAAGAACTCGGCGGGGTTTCTCATAGCAGTTGCGGAATACATATTCATGTTGATGGCGCAAACCATACAGCCACTTCTCTCAGAAGATTGGTAAATTTCTTTTTCAGCAGACAAGAAATTATCTATGATGCTCTTGCAGTGGGAAACAGAAAAGACAGATGGTGCAGGCCGGTATGTAAGGATTTACTGGATACAATGAAAAAAGAAAAGGATCTTGATACAAGAAAAGTTGAAGAAATCTGGTACAGCAGTGCGAACGATCAGTATCATGGTGGTATTGACCATAGTCATTACAATTCAACAAGATACCACGCCCTGAATCTTCACAGCTTCTTCCAGAAAGGCACAGTCGAATTCAGACTTTTTAATAGCACTCTTCATGCCGGAAAAATCAAAGCCTACATTCAGTTTGTTCTCGCTCTTTCAGCATGGTCTATTGAATCTTCTGATAAGATAGTATTTCGATCAATGGCAGGATATACTGCAAAGAAAAAAGTCACTTTAATGTATAATATTTTGACAGACCGTCTAGGACTTTATGGAGATGAATTTAAGACTTGCAGATTTCATATGATGAAGCAGCTTCGAAAAAATGCAGAAAATCTTAATGCAGCATAAAACTTTATGGCAAAAAGAGAGGGAATTCCCTCTCTTTTTTGTAGATTGTTGCAGCAATCTACTTTGTGTCGCTAGATTTCTGGGTTCCCTGGCGTGTATGGGTTATAGATGTTTCCTTGTTTGGTACCCTTATAATCAATTCGTCCAGCTCACAATTTAATGCTTCACAAATTAAATCAAGGTGTTCAAGGCTGACCCTTTCTGTAAGCTCGTGGTACAACTCATTGATGGTATTGGGTCTGATTCCAGTTGCCCTCGCCAGATCTGCTTGAGTAAGTCTTAACTCTCCCAGCTTTTTCGACAGTAAAATTTTAATCATGCCATTGCTCCTCCGTTATAAATTACCACTTTATGGTAATACATGACGGAATTTGTTAGATTATATCGTTTTCTGCTATATCCTATCGAATTTACGCCAGAAATTTAACTGTGTGAAGCTCGTTTATCCTATCACACCAGATGTAGAAAAAATAGCGGTAATATATGGAAGGAATTATCATTGACTATACCACGCATTGTGTGGTATTATTTCATTATGAAGGAGGTAACAATTATGAACATTACAGAAATGAGAAATTACATAGGAGTCTCCAGAGCGGAGTTCTCAAGGAGGTACAACATACCGATTAGAACGCTTGAATCGTGGGAATCCGAAGTTCGAACTCCACCGGAATATGTTCTGCAATTATTGGAAGAATCTGTTAGAAGAACAGACATTGTAGAAGTAACATTCATGTATGACACGCTTCTGCAAGAAGGTAAAATACATCCATTGTTTAAAGATTTAGATGACCAATACGGAGCCGATCAAGCAGCGTATAAAACTGTGTTGAATATAGTTGATAGATTCCGGGAAAGATATCCCAACTGTGAATGGGAAGACGAAGATGTCGATTACATCGATGCAATAGAAGGCTTTGCTACAAATCTCTTAATGGCAACATTGGGAAAAGGAGAGGCGAATGAGTAGAGGAAACGGTACTGGCTATATCCCAGATAAGAGTAATTTAAAGTCGAGCACTCGTGCACTAGCATTAATTTAATTGCGTTTCTTCTTGACATACCACCAAATTGGTGGTATTATATAATCATCAAAGGAACGGAGGAAACAGAAATGAAGAAATACAACTTATCAAAAATCATGAAAAGAGCATGGGAACTGGTTAAGAAATCTGCAATGACAATTTCCTCCGGTCTTAAGAAAGCATGGGAGGAAGCGAAAACAATGGCAAATTATGTATTAGAAGTTTTTGACAATCAGAAAGGGTATAAAATCCCTTGGAAAGAGCTTGAGAAAATGCTTGATACAGTTTACCCCGATGGTGATCAGGGTAACGGATGGTATCAGAAATGGAATTGCAACAACTGGGCAAAAGCAGGTAAGGATAGAACCTATATCTCTTTGAGAGAATATAGAAATTCTAAACTGAGAGCTGAACATGCCCTTGGTTACTATGACAACATTAATGGCATATATGTTATTACAGACCGATACAAAAAAGTAACAGATGTCATTGAAAAATTTCAGAACAGATAGGAGATTGATTATGGAAAATATGCATTTAGAGCCTATAACAAAAGAAATTTTGGAGATGCTTGCCAAATATACATTTACTCCAGAAAGAAATTTCGGAATTTATGATAACATCTCCATCTCTGGCGATGGAGAATACATTGAATTTTACGGAGAAACTGTCGACAAAGAACCAGTTTACGATAAACATGGCGAATTAATGGATTACAATTACAGTGCGAAGTCTATGGTGCGAAGATATCGTCGTGATAAATTCAGCGGCGAATATTTCGAATATTAGGAGAAAATTTATGACTATATCAGAAATGCGTGAACACTTAAAGATATCCCGAGCAGAATTCTCAAGGAGGTACAACATACCGATTAGAACGCTCGAAAACTGGGAATCCGGAAAAAGCAAATGTCCGGATTATGTGAGACAGCTGTTAGAGCGAGCTGTCTTAGAAGATTCAAAATAAAACTGCTGAAAACTTACAAGTCAAGGAGGAAAAAATGGAATATTTAGTCAACGAGAAACGCAACAACCAGCTCTTTCCGGGAAACTGTATTTACATCCCGGAAAACTACCCGGAGAACTGGCGAGAACGCCTGGAAGCTGGCGAAGTTGTCAGCTACGAGGAAGACGGCGAGCAGTGTGAAATTTGGTGTATCAGGTTCTTCTACTCTGCGCACAAAGAAGATGTGTGTCTGCCCTTTGGCCACTCGGTCAACGTAAGTTCCAACACAATGGTGAAGGGCAGCTCCTTCATTCTTGATTTCCTGTGCATCTCTTGGCACTCTCAATATCAATCCTTTTCCTCTTATCAGAAAAGCATTATCTGTACCAGCATTCTCTTTAAGCATTTCATTCAGAATTTTTTTCATGACCTCTGCTTCCTGTTTTATCCGTTCTTCCTCACGGCGTTTCTCTTCTGCGGCTCTTTTATCCTGTAATGCTTGGTATTCAGCTGCTGTCCGATCATGAACTTTCTTGAAATTCTTCGGAAAATAGAAGAACATATTGGTGAGATCATATTTCAGTTCTTTGCACCAGTTCAGATAATCAAGCCAATCTTTAGCGCAGTTTTGTAGGCGCTCTTCTCGGATATCCGGCCTTTCTTTGTGTTGCATATAGGAATATCGCCAGCAATGGCCATTCTTCCCTACACGATAATCGGAACCTTCGCGCTCGATATATCTGCAGATCTTATGAATCGTTGAATGTCTGTTTTCTTTCCGTATCAGCGTTGTATTGCATCCAAAGAGTTTATAGAACCGTTCCAATTCTTCCGCTTTCAGGTTGTATCCGGAGCTTTGCGTTTCCTGCAATAGCCTCAATTCATCAATGTTCCCATCAATAGACTGCAGGATTCGTGTGTTCTCCTTCGTGAGCCCGAGTATTTCAAATATTGTTTTTCCGTTTTTTCTGAGTCCCCTGATTCCATTCCGGCTATTATATTCAAATGCCCCGTCATGAATCTTATTGATCAGATGCGCGGCCAGTTTATACAGACCCATTTTTATAAACCATTCAAGCTGTGGAAACTCCTGATATCTGTAAATAGCATTGGCATAATGTATCTGTTCGCTCGGTCTATTCTCTGACAAAATCTCCAGTGCTGAATATTTCATTGGAGTATCTTTCCATGCTTCCGGCAGGTTTCCCGGATATAAGGCGCAGTATGACCTTTCTCTGTACCCTTCATCTGTACACCACCGCACAATACCAGTCTGTTTATACTCTCTGTATTCATAACTGCTGGTGCATGGCGTTCCGTTTGGTGCAAATTTGTAAAACGTCCTTACGATTTCAAGCAGACTGTCATTCGTTTTTCCATCCTGTTTCACCTCTCTATGGACCGAGAAATATCGCCACAGAAACCCCTCTTCTCTTGGTTCAATGAATGAAATTATCCTTTTGTCCCATATATGTGCCGGCATCCGTCCCCTGGCCTTGATAGTGACCTGGCTTCCGCAAAGGGGGCATGTCCCTTTTTCATTATTTCTCAATCGAATTTTTGTTCTGTCTATCAGTGTCACCCCATTGCAATGAGTGCAATGCACCAGAGCCTCATTCTTTGATCTTGTTGAGTAAACCAGATATCTGCTGAATGACATCACTTTTTCCGATACCCATTTCTTGAAGTCTTCCGGAATTTCCTTGACTGTTCCCATGACTGTATCAATAGGATTTGTCTCCTTGGCATGTTTTTCATCCAGTCGCCGCTGTTTGACCATGTCCTGAAAACGTGTCACAGCTGTCCAGTCTTTAACATCTTTTTCTGTACTCCATTCTTTGAAAAATCCACGCATACGATCAATGTCTGCATCCGTCCAGAAAAACATGTTCGGGGTATATCTGTTCCCCTTATCTCTATCCCAGTGATATTCATACAGGTGAATACATTCCATCCGATCAAAAGCTGCAGTCAGCCATTTCACCCTTTCAGCAGTCAGATCCTGTGATATGTAATCATTCTTGGAAAAAAATGTTCTTAACTGAGCGCTCTTTTCTCCTTTCTTCAGTTTATCAATGGGATAGAATGTCATCATCAAAAGATCTTTTTCTATGTCTCTTGTTGTAACAATATGCGTGCCCGCAGCTCTTTCGGCAAACCTGACCATTTCGTCTGTGGCTTCTTCTCTTGGAATCTGTGCTAATTTTCTCTTTTCCATGTGGCGGCCTCCTATAGAAGATCGAACAGTGACATCTGACCGTTCAGGCCGCTGCTTTTTGTACTTGTTTTTTCAGTTTTCTGCTGCTTGGAAGCAGCATCTTTTTTCTCTGGCTTTTCAGAAACCTTGGAATCATCCTTTGTTTCCTGAATGTCTTTCTTGATTTCTGTGACTTTTTTAGCTGGTGCTTCTGTCTTTTTTGTTGTCGCAGGCTTTTTGCCTTTTTCCTTTTTGGCGGTTTCCGGTTTTTCATACTTGTGGTAATAATCCTCGGCCCATTCATACACAACTCGGTCTTCAACTGCTGTACTTCTGCCATTCGACTGCTTCCTAGCCTGTTCGACAATATAGTTAAAGCACTTGTTCCAGGTCTTTCCCTCCTGCATCACATCTTCAGCAAACCCCTGATCCTCTTCGCATCTTTTCAACAGATAAGCAATGATCGACTCAGCAAAATTCTTCTGGGTTGCTTTTTTCTTTTCAGCTTCCAGTTTTTCTTTAGCCTTCTGCTTTACCGGCTTTGCATTCTCAATTTCTGCAGCTCTAATTTCCTCTTCTGTTGGATCCGCCATTCCTGTAAGAATCTCAGCAAGTGAAGCTTTCCCCAAATACACAGTATCCTCTGCTTTCACTTCATTGCCGCTCTCGTCCTCTAATTTGCTCTCTGGCAGTTCTGTTTCATCCTGCCCTATCGTTTTACTGTCCACGCCCGTTTCCGTCTCTAAACGGGCGATTTCAAGCTTCTTCTCAGCATCCTGTTTTAATTGTTCTGACATCTATGTTCTCCTTTCATCGTTTCAGCAGTTGTCTCTCATACTCTGCAAAATCATAATCTCTCTGGTGAAAATTATTAAAGCGGTTTTGAGAAACAGGTTTTGACTTATCCGGCACGCGAGGTGCCTTATCCTGCTCTCTGGATATCCAACTTGTAATAAATCGTTTGATTCCCCTCGGAGTCTTTTTGTTTCTGGGGTTAGAATCAAGCCATCCACGCATATTACGCAATGCCTGTTCAACATCAACTGCCGGATATAATTCTTTAAGCTCTTTGACACATTCTTTTGTCACCAGGTAATCATCCCCATTGATCAACGGCAGTTTGATAAATACATCTGCCTGAGCCGGCTCTGTCTCTACCTTCAACTCAGCCTTTGAACAGGATGGCTCTATCTCCACCTTCGTCCTGTTCTCCGCAACTGGCTCTATCTCCACTTTCGGTTGCGGCTGTCCGGAGTTCACCTCCGGGCAAATGTATTTATTCTCTATCTCTTTATCTTTATCTATCTCTATCTCTTTCTCTTTCTCTACGTCACTGAGGTGTAACTGTTGCGTCACACCAATGTCACATTGTGACGTTTTTTTATCTCTAAGACGTCTCATTCTTTCAGCACTTGCGCTTTCAGATCCCACCATTCTGGAACACTCTGTAAGCTCATATTCGCTTTCGTCTATCAGTTGCAGGAGTCCCTGAGCCATAAGAAACTGGACTGTGACTTTTACGTTTTCCTCTTCTTCATCAAGTTCAAGTGCAATCTCTTCTGTAAAATTCTCTTCTACTCCATCGAAGAAGAGTTTTCCCTCATTTTTCAGAGATACCAGCAACATCTTGAGATAGATAATTGTGTATGTATCGCCTCCGGCAATTCTGCGGAGTTTTTTGATCGGCTTCTGCCGGAAGAAATCATCCGGCAGCTTAAGCCAATAGTATCTTTTTCCCATATACGCCTCCTTAGTAAATGACCTTAGAGCCGTCTTCTGTTTTAATTACGGTTACAGACTGATTGAATCGAGCTTTCATAGCATCATCATGGGTTATTGCCATAATTTTCACATCTGGATACCTCTGTCTGATTGTTTCCAGAGCATCTACATAGGCCTGAGTTCCATCATCGTCGAGAAATGGAGGTTCGTCTATAAACAGCATTCCGAGCTGGATACCTGCGGACGTTGCTTTAATCTCAGACAATGCAAGGATAATAGCAAGTGAAGCCTTTACCTTTTCCCCTCCGGATTTCGAAGCATATGGGAGAGTTGTCTTTCCGTACTCATTGATCAGTACGTCCAGGGTAGCTCTGTCACCGTCTTTACCTTTTACGGTACGTTCCATCACAAATTCCACTCCCATAGTTCCGCCTGTCATAGATCCAAGGATATTGTTTGCAGTATCAGTAATGTGAGGAATAATATTTCGGATGATCTGATGCGGAACGCCATCCTGTGAAAATGCCTGTTTCAAAGCCTCGTAGCAATCAGCTTTCTCAGCTGCAACAGCAATACCTTTATTCAAAAGAGCTATTTCAGAACGCATTGCCTCAACATCTTCAACTCTCTGTGTCAGTACGCCTTTTTGGATCTGCGCTTTTTCCAGAGTTTCTTTTGCAGATTTTAATCTTCTCTCAACTTCTTCAAGAGCCTCACTGCCTTCAATATCTTTTCTTAGTTCTTTCAGTTCTATTTCCGCTTCACGAAGATTGTTATATAAAACAAGTTCGTTGGCATCTTCCTTGCTCCGCTCCTGATATAATTCAGTAAGTCTCTTATCAATATGCTGCTTTCTCTCTTCATACACCGGAAGTTCCTTTTCCTGCTCCGCGAAATGTGCTACTGAATTTCTTTTACATACAGCATCATCATGCTTAATAACGGAATCAGATAACGCATCAACAATATCAGTTGCTTTCTGGGCCTTTATATTGAGCTCTAAGAGGCTTTCTTCACACTGCCCTATCGTTTTACTGTTGGTGTCCTTTTCTGTCTCTAAACGGGCGATTTCAAGTTTCTTTTTCTCGGCATCCTTTTTCAAGTTTTCATATTTCACAAGCGTACTTGCTTTTACTGTCAAAAGATCTAATTTTTCAGCATCATATCCGATAATACAAATTTCATCCTGTTTTTTTGATATTTCTTCGTCTCGTTTGGTCCTCAATGCTGCTATTTCTTCCTCGCATTTTTCCAGATGGTCTGCTTCTTCTGGTAAACTCTTTACATCATCGATTGCTTTTGCGAGAAACCTGCAGCTTGCTCTATCTATATCAGGGCAACCGGAATTCTTCATAAATTCCTCCTGCTGTCTTATCTCGGAAATTCTGTCCAAACGATATTTCCGCCTGTTCTCTGCTTCTGATATACGCTGAGAATACGTTGCTCTTATCTGTTGCAGTTCCTGCTCCGCAACAGAAGTCAGATATCTTTTTTCCTGTAATTTCTCGCATTGTGTCCTCACCTGAGCCAGCTCCGTCAGTTTTTCTTCCAAATTATCCGGAAGTTCTGCTTTAAGCTGTTCAATAAGATTCGCAATGTCGTTATTTCGACGCTTTGCATCGTTTATGATATTCTGGCAATTCTGGATGTCAGCATTATACCCAGCAAGATTTCTTTTTGCATTGTCATGATTAAGAACGTCTTTCTCCAGCTCTATAATCTGTTCGGACAACTGTTTATATTCGGCGGCTTTTTTTCTGACCTCATTCGCTGATTCCAATGCGACATTACAGTTTTCTAAAATCTGCGTCTTACTTGAGATTTCATCTGAAATGGAGCTGCGTCTCTTATGACAATCATCCAATTCTTCCGAAGCTTTGCGGCACTCCTGCTCTGCTTTTTCAATCTGAGCATGTTTATTCAGCAACTGTCCTTGAGTATCGCTTAAATCCTCAATATCTTTATTAAGCTGCTGAATATCTTCCTCTGCTTTCTGCAATTCAGATTCCGGATCTCCTTTGGATTTGATAAAATCCGTTTTGATTCGGACAGCTTCTTTTTTCGAAGCCAGCTCTTTTCTCTGTTCGGAGAGTTTCTTTTTTGAATCCAGTTCCATAACTCCATAGATTCCAAGCCCGAGCAGATTTCCAAGGATAGCAATACGTTCATCTTTCTTCGCCTGCAAGAATAATCCATACTGGTCCTGCATGATCAATGCGCAGCTGCGAAATGTCATGCTGTCCATACCAAGAAGCTTCTCGATTTCAGCCTGTGTGTCAATGATTCTTTCCTTGGACAGATTCATCCAGTCAGCACTTTCTTCCTGATACTGTGACAAGTTCAGTGTTGGTTTTCCAGATTTTGTTCTGGTGCGGACTACCCGGAATCGTTTCTCTCCGATGTCGAAAATAAATTCTATGGAACCGCTTCTTGCATCCTCTGTACCTCGGATCCACGCCTTACAGTCTCCCTCACGGGTTTCTTCAAACAGACAATCTACAATAGCATCCATGAAAAGGCTGCTCTTTCCTGCACCGTTTACTCCATTGATCGTGCAGAATGAAATGTCTGAAAAATCAAAGTTTTCTTCCTTGTAGTTTCTGTAATTTCTGACAGAAATGGATACCGGCTTAAACACACCGTGAATCTCTGCGGTGGTACTCTGTTTCATGGCTTCTGCTATGATTGGCTCGGCAAGCTCCACGATTTTGTCTGGATTCTTAAATGTCTTTTCCTCCAACCATTTTTTCAGATTCAACCTTGGGTCGCTTTCCTCCGAGAGAAGCCCGCGGTTCGTGATGTCAATAGTGCTTTCTGCTTCAATATCTGCCACATAGAATGCACCAAGCTCATACAGGTTCTTTTGCAGTAGTGGAATGTTGAGCGCCTTTTTCTGTTCAGATGTGCAGGAATACCGCACCCGGACTATCTTATCCGTCACATCTTCTGAAATGCCTGTTCTATGAAGATACATAGCCCCTTCACGGATATAGTCGCCAACTTCATCAGGATCCCAGGTGATAGTGCGGAACTGTCTGTATGGAGTAGTGTATCTATGTCCTTTTACCAGAGTGCCTTTCTCATTAAATTCATGAATCCAGAATCCACGATCCTGTCCTTCATCATTAAAATTCATTGCATTGATCGCTCCGGAATAGAATACATTGTCAAATCCTTCAATGATTTGCGGGCGATGGATATGACCAAGAAGCACCGCCTCATATCTTGCGGCAATTAAAGCTTCTCTTGGAATGACCGGCTCAAAGTTTGTGAAGAAGGAGGTCTGCCCTGATTCCATGTTGCAACCAGGAACCGTATAATGCGCCATGAGAATCGGTGTCTTTTCACACTCTGCTCTCAGTGCAAAAACCATATCTGAAATATATTTCGTCCATGCCAGATTTTCTTCATCTGCAGATAAACCAGGGAATTTTGCTCTGAACTCCTGTTTGTCAAATCCAGGTATGCAAGCAATGTCTGCATATTTCGTTTTGATAACAAACGGTTCCGTCACAACACATACGTTATTGACGTTCAGCAGCATTCTTTTCAGTACTCGGAACTGTCCGCTTCCATCATGGTTCGGTGTTCCTCTCATTACGATCACATAGCCTGCGAAATGCGCCAATGATGTGATGATATCGGTCGCATGAATCATTTCATCCGAATATCGTACCGGACCGATCTGCTCCTGGTGGAAGATATCACCGGAAATGCAAACAATGTCCGGTCGTTCTTTAATAGCTACATCAACCATATACTCAAGACATTTCACTGTATCCTGCGAACGGAGATTCACTCCGTCCACAACAGGTCCTTTGAACTGGCCAATATGCCAGTCAGCAGTATGTAATATTTTCATCTGCGTCCGCCTCCTCTCTGGCATTTAATACAAAGTGGTTCTCCAAATTTGTCGATGGAGTATGCATAAACATTTTCATTTATGACTGTTCCACATCTGGAACACTGGAAATCCATTGATCGGTCTGGTTCGGGTTCTGATTCTGGCTCCGGCTCAGGAACAACGTCCGGCTCCTGCATCGGTGGATAATCATCTTCAGTTTCTGTATCCGAAGCGTACGCCGGATTATCCAGATCGGCGGGATCAAATGTATTGTTCTCCGTATCGAAATCAACTCTTTTGATGCCGATCTGCGGCGTTCCGAACATATTGTTTACAGAATTCATTCCCTGTGTCAGCATTGCCTGTCTGACCTGTGGATCCGAGAAATCCGGTGAAAAGATAACCGTGGGAATAGCAAAACTTCTCTGGAGTTCTGCTCTTGTATATGTCCCCTTTACGCCAAGCAATGCTCTAATGACACGAAGTTTTGCTCCAGTCATTGCTTTTTCAGCCCAGGTCTTTTTCAGAAGTGCCATGTTTACCATAATGGAACGTTCAATATATCGTTCCCGATCCTCTTTGGCAATCACAAATGCCTGGCATTTCTTTCCCCATTTATTCTTTGATTCCACCCACTGGCCTGCATAAATCTCAGCAGCTGCCTTTGCCTGTTTTTCGTCAACAATACCTTTGGCAGCTTTGTCGGAAAACTCAATGCGATATTTATCTTCCTCGTCCTCAAGGCAGATTACTTTCTGATCTGTTTCGGTTCTGGCTGTTCCATCGGCTTTCCGCATGGCCCCCTGTGCCTGCGCCCGGTATGTAACCCGGTCGATACGCTCGCCATATGTTTCCTTTGGATTGAACTGGATTCCGGCCGCCATTGCCATTTTGTTAAGCAATGGCTTAGATAAGGAAAACACATCTTCCCAGATATCCTTTCCTCTCTCATCCTGCTTCCCAGTCTTAACTGAGCCAACCTTGAAAATGTCTCCGCTGGTCTCGCCCAGATCGACCGGGACCTCTTCTACATGGAATTTGTAGAATGGATTGAGCTGCACGTCCGTTGCTGTGGGAACCAGCAGATTGTAATTTTTGTATGCCGTGATAACTTCCGGCAAGCTTCCTAAAACCTCTTTCATCTACTTGATAACCTCCTATTTTTGTGATAAAATGACGATGACTTTAAAAACAAAGGGTCGATAACCTGTTTTTAAAAGTTCTGACTGGTCTTGGATAGGATCGTGGGTGCCGTCTACACTCCGCTTTCCCCTTATTATCCAAGACCTTTTTAATGTTCATCACCTCCTATAAACCAATTCAGAAACCAAAACAGTCCAACGCCAAATATTCCAACAAAAACTACTTCTGAACCGATTTCATGGCTTCCTCTTTCGAGATAAAGCTTGTTCGAAAGCATTTTGTAAAGAATCGTGCTTGCCAGAACCGGAAGTGTATACTTCAAAGTTCTAGCAATAAAAAGGATTCTCTTTCTCACTTTCTCTTTCTTTTTGCGGATGCAGTATTTCTCATACTCTTCCTCATTGAATTCTCGCACCACAGACAGATATACCCTTGTTTTGGAATCCTCTGTGATATACTTATATTCCATGTCTTTGCACATATCTGGCACTTTGCATACATTCATTTCCTTGCCTCCTTGTCAATGAGAATCAATTCCTTTGCAATAACACTCTGTAATGCCATTCTGTCCATTTCGTGCCAGCTGATCGGCACCGGGCTGTTATCCATAGCATTCAGGATCCGCTCTGCGGCCTGATGATATTTTTCAAGATCTTTTGCTGTCAGCATCTTTCCCTCCTATACTGCCAGTCGAAGCTGGCCATTTCTTTCTTCTTTCACCATTTTTTCGACAAATGCAGTTGCTTTTTCTTTTCTTTCCATTTCGATCAGGCGTTCTTCATGGCAACTGCACCGTTCTCCCGGATCCAGATACGCTCCGCAATCCGGGCAGATTCTATAAAAAGCCATCGTATCCACTCCCTTCATTCAATCATATATAATTTGTTAAATGCCTTTTTGGGGATTTTCCCTGACGGATACCCCTTGGCAAGCTGTCCATCGGCTATCAGGTCTGATCTAAGGGAACGTATCATGCGATATGCCGTATCCCTGCTCACACCCATCATTTCTCTGACCTCAGCGGCTGTATAGTAAGAACGTTCCGCAGATGTAAGCTTTTTGATTACACCGTTTGCATTTTCCATACCAAGCACCTCATTCCAGATTTCTCTCAATCCAATTTTTCAGATTCTGCGTGGTCTCATTTACTTCGTCTAATGTCTGAATGATTTTTTTCAGTTCCGGTTTTTCCTCTTCTGAGATAATTCCGTCTGCCGTAATATCAAGAAGTGATTCCTTTGCCTCGTTTATCTTCTTTAAAGAAGAAAGCATTCTCAGGCTGATTCTATCCAGTCCTGTATTCTCGATCTTCGGCATGTTCTTTCCAAGCGGGCACATCTCCCGGCAATAATTTCCTTTCAATTCCGGTGCCTTATAGCAATCAGCCATCAGAAGAACTTCCTCCTGATATGGTATCGTGCTCCCAAGTTCGATTCTGGCTAACCTTGTACGGTCGATTCCTATTTCTTCCGCAGCACCTTCTCTGCTGCTCAGACGCTCATTTGACTTTGCCGCCTCATATCGTGCCTGGCAAAACATATTAGCCGCTGCTTTCGTAGCAAATTTCGACATTTTTCTCTCCTTCTATAAGCTGTATAATCAGGTTATGGTAATTAAATTGTGTACTCTGTATCGATATCCAGGGCCTTGCTGATTTTTTCAGCAAGTGCAGGTGCATACATTCTTCCATTTATGGTGGTTGTCACGTAGTTCCTGCACATCCCAACTTCACCGCATAATTCCGTGACAGACATATCTCTGTCGATTAAGGTTTTCTTTACTTCTTTGCACCATGGCGACAGTTTTCGCTTCAAAATATCACCTCCGTTTTCAACAAATGTTTATTACATTTGTTGTTTACATTTGTTTGTGATTGCATTAAAATAATCAGAAAGGAGTTATCATGGATAATTGGATTGATAATCTCAGAAGAATTGGGCTTAAACGTTATGGTGACGAAAACCGCCGGATTCTTTCTGAATTATTAAGAAACGGTATTCCTGCCGGAAACACTGTTATGTCGGAAGCATCTGCTGAGGCTCTTATCATTGCTGTGGCGGCCATGATTGAAGAAAACAATAAAGCATTGCTCTCCGATTTATCATCGATGTAACTCTCTCTTTTTTTGTTTTGCATTAAACATTTGTTTATTACATTTTTAATAATAATTGGATATTTCCAATTTGTCAATACTTTTATTTGGATATTTCCAATTTTATTGAAGGGTAGATTTCATGTTAGATAGAATCCTTGCATTAATAAAAGAAAACAGAATTACAGCTAAAAAGCTTACCTCTGATTTGGAAATTTCCAATTCTTCTGTTTCGGATTGGAAAAAGGGAAGTAAGCCTTCTTGTGATGTCGTTGTTAAACTAGCGAAATATTTCGGTGTATCAACTGACTATATATTGCTTGGTGAAAAATCCGTTTCTATATCCCAAGAGGATCAAGATATTTTAAAACTATTTCACCAGCTTCCGCATGATGCGCAGTTGGAATTTCGAGGTGAATTGAAGGGGTACATAAAATGTTTAAAACGGCAGGAAGAAGATACTGTCGAACCTCTTAAGAAAGCAAAATAATAAGCTTCGAGTGGTACCGAAGCAAAAGGGGGAAACGACCATGAAGAGGAAAGTTATTGTGATATTATGTGCTTGTTCACTGATTTTATCTCCAGCTCAGTTCGTTTACGCTCAAACTCAGCAACAGGAGCAAAATTCTTTAGAATTAGATGGGCAGAAATTTGCAAATGAAGATGCACTATGGGAATACTTGGAGAATACATATCCCACAGTCACAAGCACAGATATTGAATCAGGAGATTATACAGGAAAATATGTGATTCTTACTTCAATTGCTCGCAACGTAGACGTCCAGCCAACTATTGATTATGTCACTTGTGATATGTACTTTCGCTCCGGAGACGAAAAATATGTTTTGGATAAATTATGGTGCACTTTTTATGATGATGAAGATATGAAAAAATATGGGTGCGTTAGTGGCGCCGATTATTTGGCATCTATGAAAAACGATGATGTGATTGAAGCTTGCTACTATATTAATTCAGATAATTCTTATGGTGCAATGAATATGTTAGCCATTCGTAAAATCGGCGAAAATGATGGATCCGCAGAATTAAGCGAAAAGCTTCAAGTTTGTTTTTATTCCAGTGTTCCGAACGACAAAACTGGCAGGTGGCGGCTTGCAACAATTTCGACTACTACTCCCATTGTAGGCTATGCTTTGAACTATTATAAGGACTATTTTAAATCTGATGACGAAATTCATGGTATTGTCAATAAAGAACTTGATCAAACTTACAGTCTTTCTATCGTTGCAGGGCAATTGTATGTCGTTACTCATAAATATTTAGAGGGAGAAGAAAAAGATGCCTCTTTGCTTTTCGGTGGCGATGTTATTTCTCAGATATATATTGATCCTGCTACAGGTGTTGTTACTGTTGTTTAGTTTAGAGGTTGCTTATGACAATTGGTGAACGAATAAAAGAATTGCGGACTGAGGCTGATCTGCGTCAGTCCGAACTTGGAAAAGCAATAGGTTTTTCTGCCCAGGTAGTATCGAATGTTGAGAGAGGCTACTCTTTCCCATCAACAGAATTTGTTAATCGCAGTGCTGCATGCTTCGGCGTGCCAGCAGATTACATTCTTGGCCGGACTACTTCAAGATATGCTGTTGCGGATCCGAAAGAAGTTTCCGCAGTGCAAGCAAGAACAAAAGCCCGTTTGGCTCAGTTGCAGATGAGCCTTCCGGACCTGATCAAAAAATCAACGCTGACAGAGGAAACCTGCTGTGACATTCTGGCCGGAAAGACTGTCCCTGGAATAGATGCCACTGCAAGCCTGTCAAAAGCCCTCGACACCTCTATGGATTACCTTGTGGGTAATTCTGAATACAGCTGTGCCATTGCTTCAGAAGACGAACAGGATATCATCCTGCGGTACCGTCAGTTATCCAAGAAGGGAAAACGTATCTTTTTGGGAATGATGGAGAATATGGAAGAAGAAAAAACAGAATAGTATATTTAACTGGGGAACCGTTGGGGTGTTATGTCAGCCGCCGGACACTTTTGTGAAAGGAGGCTGGTGCTGATGGTTACATATGGTGATTTATTTACTTTTGTAATTATGCTTTGTGCAGTTGTAACTCTTGTTATCAATTTAATGCATAAAAAATAGCGCCCTCGTCCTGGTAAGATAAGGCGCTATTTTTAGCTATTGTTTTATCCGGCGGTCAGGTGTACGCTGACCAACGGCTCTCTTGTTAAGTACATTATATCTATATTCAACATTTTTGTCAAACATTTGTTGATTACATTTGTTTGACACATTTGTTTAATAATGGAGGATTCAGATGCCGGCTTATAAGTATTTCACCAAAGATGGAAAGACAAAATGGTATGCCAATTTTTACTATGAAGATTGGCTTGGCAAGCGCCAACATAAATGTAAAAGAGGTTTCTCTACCAAAAAAGAGGCTGTAGAATGGGAACGTGACTTTCTGGCACAAGGCGCAAAGGATCCAGATATCCTGTTTTCTGCTCTGATCAAGAACTATATGCAAGACTGCAGCTCCCGGCTGAAGCTGACCACTCTGGAAAATAAACAATATCTGATTGATATGAAACTGCTGCCATTCTTTAAAGATATGAAGATCGGTGACATTACTCCGATCGTAATCCACCGATGGCAAGATGCCATGATTAATTACAGGGACGAAAAGGGGAACCCTTATTCTCAGACGTATCTGAAGACTATCAATAATCAGCTGTCCGCTATCATGAATTATGCCGTCAAATACTATAAGCTACGGAGTAACCCGTGCCTTGCGGCCGGTGCGATCGGGAAAAGCAGTGCAGATGAAATGAACATCTGGACAAGAGAACAGTTCGATTACTTCCTGACATTTGAAAAGAAAAGCGCATATCGGATGGCATTCAGCCTCATGTTCTATGGTGGGCTTCGGTCTGCAGAGGTTCTGGCCATTACTCCGGCGGATATCCTGCCGGACTGCTCCGTATCCATTAATAAGAATTTTGTGGTAATAAAAGGCGAACAATACTTCCAGACGCCAAAAACCGAAAAGAGCAAGCGTGTCGTAAACATTCCTCAATCACTGTACAAAGAGCTTCAGGACTATGTTGCCAGTATGGCCATTGAACTTGATGAACGTATCTTCTACTTCCAGAAGTCCGGAATGCGGTCAGAGTTTAAACGGGCAACTGCCAGATCTGGTCTTCCGGAAATCAGAATCCACGATCTCCGCCACTCCCATGCAAGTATGCTGATCGATATGAAATTTTCCATCAAAGAGATTTCGGACCGGCTCGGACATGAATCACCGGAAACAACCTGGAAAGTTTATGCTCATTTGTATCCGGGAAAAGACAGGAAACTTGCTGACGCTCTCAATGAAGTAAGAGCCACAAATGATAATGCAGAAGATAAAAACGAATGAAACATATAACGTCATATAAGAACAAAAAATCCCCAAAAATAAGACACTTTCTCCCAATTAACATCACCGTAGCATCACAGACAAAAATAAAATCCCGGAAACCCTTGTAAATAAAGGGCTTCTGGGATTTTGCTCATTATTCAAACTCTACAAAGACTAACGCTTTT